TTATGATACTTAAGGTGTCATAAGCCTTTTGAAACAGAGCGATGGCTTGCATTTTATTTAGATTTTTAAATTTTTTGTTCTTTCCAATAGCTGATGCAGACCATTTTAAACATAAATTCACGACCCATGGCATATGTCTGAGCATGTGTAAGTTATCATCGAATTTCTGCAAATTATATTGCATGCAAAATTCGATGAATACATCAGGATTATAACGTTGTATTTCAGAACGTATTGCATCCATTCTTAGTTTAACAACAGCATCAGATTGTACGTCAAAATCTTTAATCAAAATATGTCTCCTATATAAATGATGCATACTTGTCAAATATGTTCACTGATAATATTTTGTGCGTGTTCTACATTTTTTTCTTACATAAGGTTATCGCTATTCATTTACCTTATTGTTTTATAGGTAGTATATTTTTAAAAATCAAATTATCTGGTTCATATGCATAATTGGCTAAAAAGTCCATGCTGTTTATATTACCTTGAAAAATAATGGGATTCTGATCAATTAGCATGTAAAGAGATATTAAAATGTCTCTTAGTCCTCGTAGCATTTCTTTAATTTCTTTTTCATCAGAAAACGATGTTTCTATTCCTAAATTTGTGATGGGATTGAAAATCTCGAAATTATTTACATCGCGTTCATAGTTCACACCTAATTCTCTGCATAAAAGCACTATAAGCGCCTCAAGGTTTTCTAAATTGGATATGCAATCAAGATTTCGGTGAAGTTCATTGTTTTTTATTAATGTATTGCCAATGTTATGATATGTGTTTTCTAATAGCTTTAGAAATCCTTTATCAACCTCATTACTATATCCATTAGAGATAGAGGATTTTTTAAATAATTTTTTATATAATGAATAGGTATGATCTACCGAAAGTTTTACAGTGCCTTTTTCGAAGGAAGTATTGTCTCGTCGTGAAAGTGTAAATGATGGTAATGTTTTGAACATGTCTGAAAAATTTTTAAGATGTGCATAGTATGCATCACTCCGATTTTTCTCAGTTACTAGATCGATTTGTTGTTGTGTTTTACGGATTTGATTCTCTGTTTGAATTGTTCTGTGTATGTTCGCAACGATAGCCACGAATGGTATAGAAAGAGAAAGGAGGGCGATCGATAATTTGCTTATTTCGATGAAGTTACTAAATCCTACTGCATCGAATCGAGGATAGTGTCCAATCCATGAGAATATACCAAAATACAATGCTGATACAATCGGAATTCTTATTGATTGTTTAAAAAGATTTTGCTTTGTCAGCCTTTCTTCAGTCATTTCGAAATAATTATTGTTTTTGTTTTTTTTGTATTCAGTGTAAAGGTAAATGCAATATATTGCAATAAACAAGAAAGAAATTCCTGGCGTTTTGACAAAATTAGTAATTGATTCTTGAATCATAGTGAAGTCCATTTTAAACCATGTAAAGGATTTTTTGTTACAGCATCTTCTAAATGATCTGGTGCAAAGTGTGCATAGATCATCGTCATTTTTATATCGGCATGGCCTAAAATATCGCGCAGTACCAGTATGTTTCCGCCATTCATCATAAAGTGACTGGCGAATGTATGGCGCAGCACATGGGTGCACTGGCCTTCAGGCAAGTTGATACCGGCTCGTTTTACTGCACGTTCAAAAGCTTTTCTGCATGGCGTAAATAGCTTCCCTCTATTTTTGGGGAGTTCGTCATAAAGCTCCTGAGAAATCGGAACAGTTCGATTTTTCTTGCCTTTAGTTTTGGTATAGGTGATCCGATATTTAGATAATTGATGGCCTTGCAGGTTTTCGGCTTCACTCCACCGCGCGCCGGTGGCAAGGCATACCTTTGCGATCATCAATAGGCTGGTGCTTTGAGAAACAGCACATGCATCAAGCAGGCGTTTAATTTCGTCCGAGGCCAGGAATGCCAACTCCCCCTCTGCTATTTTGAATGTTGGTAACCCGGCGAGCGGATTAGGCGCTGACCAGTGGCCCAACTTTATCAGGGTGCCGAAAACGGACGATAAATTACGCTGCTCCAGATTTACCGTGCGGGGCTTTACTGGCGACATTAGCGTGCCGTCTTCGTTACGAACTTCACCTTTTAATCGTGCTTCGCGATATTTTGTAAAGTCACCGGCGGTTAACTCAGAGGCAATGGGATCGCCCAGGCCATTGCAGATAATATTCATTTTCGCCATTAGGCGTTTGGGGTCCGCGAGAGTCTGGCCATAAAGGGAGTGCCACTGCTCAATCAATTCTGACAAACGCCGCCGATCTTCCTTTTCACCCAGCCACGGCTTTTTGTTCACTTCATCCATGGTGAAGTTTTCAAATGCTACAGCCTCGCCCTTTGTAGTAAATTGCTTGCGCACACGCTTGCCGTCTCGCCCGTTAGGGTAACACTCGCACAACCATTTTCCGTTCGGCTGTTTTCTGATAGTCATATCAGAGGCTCTTAATGATTTTCAATACGCGGCCAACAACCTCAATATCATCCAAGTTGCACTCAAACGAAGAGTCATCTTGATGCACCACCAATCGGTTTCCTGGAAGGCGAGTTAGCTTAACAATGCTTTTTATCCCGTCGATATTAACCAACCACATCCCATTCACTGGTGGTGTCTGCTTACGGTCAACTAAATATGAATCGCTAGCGGTATTTACTAGAAGCAGCTCGCATGAGTCAGATGGAAGCAGGCTGCTATCAATGATGGCCTTCCCAGCTTCAACCAGTGAACCTCCCATGAGATTAACCTTGTCAATCTCTGGCGATACAAGTTCAGAAAGAGGTTTTAGCTTGCCGAAGTTCACGAAATTAATACTTTTTTTATCATCAATTTTTGTTCCGGGTTCACCTTGACCAGTGGTAAGCCAGAGTAAAGAAACGCCCGTTTCAAGAGCACATTGGATCACCCATTCTGCAGGGAAGCTGTCTCTTAAGTATCTGTTAGCCATAGTGCTTTTAGATGCGCCTAGGTGATCGCATAGCTGCTGCCTGGACTTAAAATCATAGGCAGCCATTAACCTATGGATAGCCTCTCTACCCCCTGTATTCTCGCCAGCTTTCACCTGTATCATTTCTTAACCCTATTGACGTATCAAATATTGGATCGTAGTATCTCAGTTGTTCAATTATTGAATCACGTAAAACAAGATAAAACGACATAAACCAAACCTTAACTGAGAGATACTGCACTATGAGCACTGATATTTCAATTCGTGTACCAAAAGAGATGGCTACGCCTGCGGAATTCGCCGAATGGGAAGGCATTTCACGCGGATCTGTGTATCAAAAAATCCACCATGGACAGTTGGCTAAGTACATGGTTAAAAAAGATAAAAACAAAGGCCGTGTAAGCCTGCGTTATTTGATGTACAAAACCGATCAGGTTCGTGAGTCCCTTGGCCATTCCAACTTCCGCGTAGTTGTTGGTCAGTAAGTTCAATTATGAGAACTTTCTAAGAGGCTCACATGTTTGATTATAAGATTTCCAAACATCCGCACTTTGATGAAGCCTGCCGCGCTTTCGCACTGCGTCACAATATGGCGAAGCTGGCCGACCGCGCAGGCATGAACGTCCAGACGCTGCGCAACAAACTGAACCCGGAGCAACCACATCAACTAACGGCGCCGGAAATTTGGATGCTGACTGATATCACTGAGGACTCCACGCTGGTTGATGGGTTTCTGGCTCAAATCCATTGCCTGCCATGTGTGCCGCTGAACGAAGTAGCCAGCGAGAAAATGCCTCATTACGTTCTGAATGCTACAGCAGAGATCGGTCGCGTTGCAGCAAGCGCTGTTTCTGGCGAACACCAGACAACAACGGAACGCCGCCAGGTTATAGAAAGCATCAATTCTGTTACTCGTTTGATGGCACTTACAGCTGTTTCCCTGCACGCGCGCCTTCAGTACAACCCGGCAATGGCAAGTGCTGTTGATACAGTGACGGGCCTCAGCGCGTCTTTTGGTCTGATATGAGGTGCTCATGCTTAATAAAGAACCCTCATTCGCATCGCTTTTGGTTAAACCAAGCGAGGGGATGCACTGCGGCCATGGCTGGATTATCGGGAAAGATGGCAAGCGCTGGCACCCGTCCCGCTCTCAGGAAGAACTACTGGCAGGGCTGACCACTACCAAACAGGTGAAACCATGGCTATTGAAGGCACTTATGCGACTGTTCCACTAAGCCCGGGTCAACGGCTTGAAGGACTGAACCGTATAGCTGAATTAAGGGCGAGTGTGTTTGGTCTGAATATTGAGCCAGAGCTTGAAAGGTTCATTAAAGATATGCGTGACCGTCGCGATATAAACCATAAACAAAATGAGCGCGCATTGGCAGCCATATTCTTTATGGCAAAAATTCCGGCAGAACGTCACGGCGTCAATATTAGTGATCTGACTACTGACGAAAAGCGGGAACTGGTTAAAGCAATGAATCATTTTCGTGCAGTGGTGAGCTTATTTCCCAAACGGCTAACCATGCCGAATTAACCCACAACAGAAATTAATGGCGTAAACCCGCCGGGCATTCTTTTGCCCAAATTCAGGAGAAAGAACAATGCAGAACGAATTACCAAAAATGTTTGTACCCGAAACCGACCAGCTTATCGCGGTGATCGATATTGCCAAACGCGAGGAGCGCAAAGGGCGCGCGCTCGCAGTTTCAATCCGTCTTGAGGCGCTGGCAACCCATATCACCAACAAAGGGTTAAACGGCATTGAAGCGGCTGAACTGCTGCGCCGCGAAGCAACCCGCTACGAAAACGAATCACAGGAGCTGCACTAATGGCTGACTCTATGGACCTTGTACAGCAGCGCGTTGAAGAACAGCTGCAGCGCCACATACACAATGCCCGTATCCGAAAGGTTGGGGCTTCTTCACTGGAGTGTGAAAGCTGCGGAATAGTCATTCCCGAAGAACGCCGGGCCGCCATGCCGGGCTGTGATCTCTGCGTTACCTGTCAGGAAATCGCAGAGCTTAAAGGTAAACACTACAACGGAGGCGCTGTATGAGCACCATCCTGAAATGGGCGGGAAATAAAACCGCTATTATGCCGGAACTGATTAAGCACCTTCCTGCTGGCCCACGACTGGTTGAACCTTTCGCGGGTTCCTGTGCTGTGATGATGGCGACAGACTATCCTCATTATCTTGTCGCGGATATTAATGCTGACCTGATTAATATGTATCAGGTAATTAAAGATGAAGTAGAACATTTTATTGCTATCTCAAAGGCTCTCTTTGCCTGCAACAATTTTTCTGAACAGTATTATGTTATTCGTGAAGAGTATAATCATTTGCATTCCTTAGACTTAATCTGGAAGGCTGCTTATTTCCTTTTTCTAAATCGCCATTGTTACCGTGGGTTGTGCCGTTATAACCGTGCAGGGCATTTCAACGTACCTTACGGCAATTATAAAGCTCCCTATTTTCCCGAAGCAGAAATTCGCACTTTTGCGGAAAAGGCCCAGCGTGCAATGTTCATTTGTGCCAGCTATGACGAAACATTGGCGTTATTGGTGCCTGGGGATGTTATTTATTGCGATCCGCCTTATGACGGTACTTTCAGTGCCTATCACACTGCCGGTTTTACTGAGGACGATCAGTATCAGCTGGCCTCTATTCTTGAGCGCCGGGCATCAGAAGGCCATCCGGTCATTGTTTCGAACAGCGACACTTTTCTGACTCGTTCCCTGTATCGAAATTTCACCCATGACCGCATTAACGTAAAGCGCAGCATCGGCGTTGCCGCGGGCGAAGGAAAAAGGGCTGACGAACTTATTGCTGTACTCAAGCCGGAAGTATGGGCTGGCTTTGATCCAGCCGGCGTGCCTGATTGCTCTGTCGTGCATGAGGTGCGCGCGTGAGTCATCACGAAGTTGAAAATCACGGCGGTGCAGAAGATTCCGCCGCTGCTTTTGCCTGGAATGTACCTAAAAAGGCGATTAACCCCTACATGGACCCGGCGGAAGTAGCGCCGGTTTCTGCGCTTTCAAACCTGATTTCTCTCTATGCTGCAGATAACGAGCAGGAGCATCTGCGCCGCGAGGCCCTGAGTAATGAGGTCTGGGAACGCTATTTCTACAATGAATCCCGCGATCCTGTTCAGCGTGAAATGGAGCAGGACCAGCTGATAAGCCGCGCCAAAATGGCCCGCGAACAGCAGCAATTTAATCCCGATCTGGTCATCGTTGCTGACGTGAGCGCCCAGCCAGCGCATATCAGTAAGCCGCTGCTTGAGCGGATTAAATATTTCGAGGGCCTGGGCAAGCCGAAGGCATATTCCCGCTATCTGTGTGAAACCATCAGGCCGTGCCTTGAACGCCTGGAGCGCGTGCGTACCAGCCAGATTTCTGCTTCATTCCGTTTCATGGCGAGCCATGACGGGCTGGAGGGCTTATTGGTCCTGCCCGAAATGAACCAGGAGCAGGTTAAGAGGTTATCTACCCTGGTGGCGGCGCACATGAGCATGTGTCTGGATGCTGCCTGCGGTGAGCTGTTTACGGATGAAGACGTTACGCCGGAAGAGATCCGCCGGTCATGGGAAAGGGTGGCCGCTGAGGCCATTCGCCTCGATGTTATCCCGCCTGCTTTCGAGCAACTGCGCCGTAAAAAGCATCGCCGTAACCCAGTCCCCTACGAGCTTATTCCGGGCTCGCTTGCCCGTATGCTTTGTGCGGACTGGTGGTATCGCAAGCTGTGGCAGATGCGCTGTGAATGGCGGGAAGAACAGCTGCGCGCTGTCTGCTTGGTTAACAAAAAGGCCTCCCCATATGTCAGCTATGAGGCCGTGATCCACAAACGCGAACAGCGCCGCAAATCCTTGGAGTTTTTCCGCTCGCATGAGCTGGTTAACGCCGAAGGTGACACGCTGGATATGGAGGAAGTGGTAAACGCCAGCAGCAGCAATCCGGCGCACCGGCGCAACGAAATGATGGCCTGCGTTAAGGGGCTGGAGCTGATCGCAGAAATGCGTGGTGAATGCGCTGTGTTCTATACCATCACCTGCCCGTCACGCTTTCACGCAACGCTTAACAACGGCAGGCCAAACCCGAAATGGACCAGTGCCACGGTCCGTCAGAGCAGTGATTACCTGGTGAATATGTTCGCCGCCTTCCGTAAGGCGATGCACAAAGCCGGGCTGCGCTGGTATGGCGTCCGCGTTGCTGAACCACACCATGACGGCACCGTACACTGGCACCTGCTGTGCTTCATGCGCAAAAAAGACCGCAAATCCATAACCGCGCTGCTGCGTAAATTCGCCATTCGTGAGGACCGGGAGGAGCTGGGCGCCAATACCGGGCCGCGTTTCAAGTCTGAGCTTATCAACCCGCGCAAGGGCACCCCGACCAGCTATATCGCCAAATACATCAGTAAAAACATCGACGGGCGCGGGCTGGCGCAGGAAATCAGTAAAGAAACGGGCAGATCACTGCGCGATAACGCTGAGAACGTAAACGCCTGGGCTTCGCTGCACCGTGTCCAGCAATTCCGCTTCTTTGGTATCCCTGGCCGCCAAGCGTACCGCGAGCTGCGTCTTCTGGCCGGACAGGCTACCAGGGTGCAGGGTGACCAGAAGGCAGGCGCGCCTGTACTGGAAAACCCGCGACTGGATGCTGTGCTGGCCGCAGCTGATGCTGGCTGTTTTGCCACCTACATCATGAAGCAGGGCGGCGTCCTAGTTCCCCGTAAACATCACCTTGTCAGGACTGCCTACGAGCTTAACGAGGAGCCGAGCGCCTACGGTGATCATGGTGTTCGTATCTATGGCATCTGGTCCCCGATCATTGAGGGCCGGATCTGCACTCATGCAGTGAAGTGGAAAATGGTTCGTAAAGCCGTTGACCTTCAGGAGGCGACAGCCGACCAGGGCGCTAGCGCCCCTTGGACTCGTGGCAATAACTGTCCCCCTGTTGAAAATTTGAACCAGACAGGGGGTGAAGTACCGGATATTACGTCCATGGATGAAAAGGCGCTGCAGGACTACCTGCACGGAATGGGAAAAAGGGAGCGGCGGGAGTTGGTTGCCCGGCTCAGGCTGGTAAAACCGAAACGGAAAAAGGCTTACAAGCAGGAGGTTTCTGAGCAGCAGCACCTGCAGTTGAAGCATGAGCTGCACTCCAGAGGTTTCGATGGCAGTGAGTATGAGGTTATTTTACTCCTACGGGGCGGCAGCCTTCCGTCAGGGGGAGGGCTGCGCATCTTTTACCAGAACGGGCGCCTGCGTGAGGATGACAAATGGCGCCAGTATTACTGACACATCGGATATTTTTTCTGTTTTTGACTCATATCAGGTCTTCATTATTGAAGACCAAAAAAGCGTTTTACATTTAGAAACTGGTAATATACTGTATATACAAACAGTGTATATACATACAGTTATATTGTGTTAGTGGCCGTAAAAGGAGGTAAGATGCAGGATTATCTTTTGGAGTCATTGAAACTTCAGCGCATTGATTTTTTCTTAAAGCTGGTAGCGGCAAGCGATTGCAGCGAAGAAGAAAAGCGGCTGGCTATCCAGTGGGTTTCAGAGCTGACTGATGAGCTTATTGCAAAAATTCATGCTCATGAATTCAGCCAATCAAAAGAGGCTTTACGATAGGTGAAGGTTATGCAGATTGAGACAGTGATCTTTATGCCGCCTCATCTTTTTGATATTGCTAATCAAAAATCACGTTTTTCGATTGGTTAATATCACTGCGCTGACGTAAAATGCTGCCATTTTTCATGTGGGGAACATTTGAATGACAGCTCAGGTTGAAGCTCTAAATATCGTATACACTGGTAAGGCATTGGATACCCATAAGATGGATATTCTAGCGTTAGCTCAAAGCCTCAAAGGCTTAGGCGAGGCGCTCTATGAAGCCAATATCTTACTAAATGGTGACGAAAAATTTGAAGTAAATGTTGACGCTGATCTTATTGCAGGTTCATTTGGTTTCCAGCTACAAGTTGTACAGCATTTAAACAATGCGAAAGATGTACTTAAGCTTTTTGGTCTAAAAGCCTCAAAAATTATTGTTGGCGAATCAACGGTTTTAGAGGTTTTAGAAAAGCTTGATGGACGTAAGATCGACATTGTTGAAACTGATAAGTCATCCGGTAAAGTTAAGCTTCTGGTTGATGGTGAGGAAATCGTATGCAGCCAAGATGTGGAAAAGATTGTCAACTCGCCTGAAATTCGAAAAGCAGTGGATTCGTTCATTAGACAACCACTGCTTAAAGACGGAATCGAAGGACTTTTGGTTAAGCCTTCTAAAGATTCAACTGATATAGTTTTAGAGGTGAAAAAGGAAAACGCAGATAACTTCAAATCACCTAGGGTTCTCTTTGAAACGAAAGAGGAGGATGATGAATCGGAAACAACGGTTACTTTCCTTTCGGCGGACATCGAGAAGAAAACTGGGTGGCGAGTTATGTTGAATAATGAACCACGGACCGTGCGTATGGAGGACGAGGAGTTCATGCTCCGCCTTCAGAATAAAGACACCCCTAATATCTTTGGTGATTTGTATGCTGTCACGATACAAAAGAAAATCAAAAATACGGGTGGCGATGTCACTGAATCACTGCGAATTGTAAAAGTTGGCAGACGCTTAGGTGGTAAAAAGAGTTAACTTTTGACCCCGGTTGAGGTGGCTATGTTACATAATGTTATAAGTTTGCTGGGTCTCATAGCAGCGCTGCCCGCTATTATTTTAACTATTAGGGTAATCGCTAAGTTATTGATTTCATTGATCTTTAATAAAGAGAAGGTTACTGTTACTTATCATTCAGAAAATGGTGAAAAGTATGAGAAAAAACTTTATCTTAAGAAAAATGATGACCTACTAAACATATTGGATGATATAGCGCGAAAGAGCAGGCATGAGGGAAAATCTCATGGCTGAAGATTCTAAATTGGGCGGGAGTCGGGCAGTTGGTATCGCCGGTGGCGGTGGCGTTGGAATGTTTCTAACGCAATTAGCCCCACTTATTGTAGATGAAACAAAACGAAATATTTATATCGCCGCAATACCTTTCTTTGCACTTATTTTGGGCGAGATTTTCACCTTCTTGACGAAGTTGGTATCTTTAGATGCTGAAAAAATCAGAGTGCGTATCCGCCTCAAGTTCTTGAAATTTAAACTATGGCGTGGGAAAAGCGATCGGTCTGTTTCCCAGGAGTTAAGGGATTTGGCTGAAAAACGCTATAACATAATTAAAGGTATTGAGATGGGTGTGTATGATATTGATACGTACTTCCAGCAAGCTGCTGTACCTCCCCCTAGTGTAGCACCTGTGCAGCCTGTAGCTGCGTCTACCCCTAGTGTAGCACCTGTGCAGCCTGTAGCTGCGTCTACCCCTAGTGTAGCACCTGTGCAGCCTGTAGCTGCGTCTACCCCTAGTGTAGCACCTCCCCAGACTGTAACTGCGGCAGCCCCTGCGATGAGTATCCCTCCTTCTCAATCAGAGCCGCCGCCATCGACACAGGAAACTAATTGAAGATAGTGCATGGCTATACTGCATGAAATCGCATGATAGTTAATGCATTCTTTTGTTCAAGCCCGCCATAACTGACGGGCTTTTGTTTGAATCATGCGCCTGCATGAAAACCACTGCGTAAAGCGGGCAGGCGTGGCGGGGCTACGAGCGCGCGGTTTTGGGGTTAATCGCGGTTTTGGGCCCTCAATGTCGGGCGGGCATGGTCATTTTTTGGGGCTGGTCGTGCGCGCCTGCGTCGTGGTGAGGCGCTGCGTTTTGTCGTGAGCTGCCAGGTGGCGAAAGCGCAGGACCGCTCAGCGAGGCGCTGAGGCGCTCTGATGGTGTGATAGGCGCAAGGGAATAAAAAAACCGCCCTGAGGAGGGCGGTTGATATCAAAGGCTGGCCGGGAGAGCGTCAGTCTTCATCGGTCAGGTAGGGGTCAAAGCGTATCACCTCATCACCCAGCCACTCGTTAACTTCTTTGATGCGGCCCTGCAGGGGGGTAAGTTCGTTGCGAACGAAAACGCGCGCCGCTTTTTCCACATCGCCAAACCCGCCGGTATTCGTTGGAATAATCCCCATCAGCTGCGGCGGCACGCGGTGAGCTGCCAGCATGTCATCACGGCTCACATTCTTGATGTTAAGAAACTCATCTTTCGCTGCGACTTCTGACAACGGGATGATCTGAATGCCGTCTTTCTTGCCGTTCGGGCTGTACATAAACAGGTTGCGGAAGTTGCCTGGCCCTTTCGATTTTTTCAGCGCTTCGCGTATGTTGTCCACGTCTTTCTGATCGGCGGCGGGGTCGCTCATGTACATGATAAAACCAGCATGGCTACCGTTTAGGTAATACTTACGGCGAAACAGCGTGGCCGATTCATTCAGCAGGGCGGAGGGAATGGCGGAGAGGTATTCCGGCATCCCGTAAAGCTCCTGGTTAACGTCGGGTTCCATCAGGTGAAACACGCCTCCCTCATCAAACTGATAGGGCTGCGAGTTGTAGCCATACTGTGCAAACCAGTAGGTGTCTGGGTCAATGCCACGACGGGTATATTTGGCAAGCGAGGCGCGCAGCTCCATGATCTGCCCTAACCGGTTCATGCGTTTTTCAAGGTAGGCATTACCGAATACCAGAAAGTCCTGGGCGAACCGGGAAAAGGCTTGTTTAGACAGCCAGCGGTGAGGGATGAAGGTACTGGTAAGAATATTGCGTTTTACCTGAATAGCGCTGGAGTGATGCACGGCGGCGCGATAAGTTCGCGCCAGGCCATCCATGCTGATCGGTGGTTCGTACCAGCGGTCTACCTGCACGCACTCCAGGTAATCAAATAACTCCCGGCGGTCCATCACGGGGATCGGATCGCCAAACGTAAACGCCTCCGCATGTGCATTACTGACCATGTTGGCCGTATCGGTGGCGGTCTGGCCGCGCGGTGTCTTGCTGCGGTTTTTGCGGTTAGCCATTAAAAAATCTCCACGATGTTGCTGGTACTGGCGGAAGCCCCTGCCAGTGGTTCGTTATAAAGTGCGTGCATGGTTGCCCAGGCTAAATCCGCGTGGCTGGCTTCCTCTGTGCGGGCTGCTTCGTAGGTTGGCCGGTTGCCGCTGGCGGTGGTTGAACGGCGAATGGACATAAAGGACTGCGCGATATCCAGCATCCCCGCGTCAAACTCCAGACGGCGCCCGCTGATGATGTCGTAGGCTTTAAGCACCAGAGCATTTTTTACGGTCGGGTTGTAGACAAACTCACGCGCGGCAGGGAAAAACTGCTTAACCGTTTTGTAAACGCCATCGCCAACGCCGGTCGAGTCAATGCCGATGTAGGTCACGTTGTAGCGTCTGGTGATTTCCTCAATCGCTGAGGCCTGGGCGCGGAAGTCCATCCCGCGCCACTGGTGACGCTCAAGGATACGGAATTTACCGCCGGGAACGACGGGAGGCGCGATGACCACGCAACCGGCGCTGTCACCGTTCTGCGTTCCTTTTGCCGGGTCATAGCCGATCCAGACAGGGTGGTATGCAAACGGACGCAGTAAAAGCGGCTCGAAATCGTCCCACACATCCCAGCTGTCAACCATGCAGGACTGCAGCAACGCCAGCGGGAACACGGACGCTAGGTCGTCAACAAACTGACACATCAGCAGGTTGTTGTATTCGTCCGGGCTGTACTCCAGGCGCAGCTGGTCCAGGTCGAAAAGGTTACACCCGCCGTTTACGGCATCTTCAATGGTGACTATCTGACGGTACTGGCCGTCAGGGCATAAAACGCCGTGCGCCAGGCTACTGTGAGAAAGGTCAAATTCTACCCTGTCGGCTTTCGGTCGCCCTTTATTGAACAGGGCGCCGGACCAGAACGGGTAGGCGCTGTGCGTCAGGCTTGAAGGTGTTGAAAAATAGGTCTGACGCCATTTTTTGTGCAGCGCCATACCGGAGGCCACCTTGCGCAGCTCCTGGAATTTCGGTATCCAGAAATACTCATCAAGATACAGATTGCCGTGGTAGCTCTGCGCGGTACGGGCATTTGTACCGAGGAAGTAAAGACAGGCGCCGTTAGGCAGCACCATCGGATCGCCTTTCAGCTCAACGTCCACCTCTTTTGCGAAGTCGATGATGTACTGTTTAAAAACGTGCGCCTGCGCTTTACTGGCTGACAGAAAGATTTGATTTCGCCCCGTGGTCACGGCGTCTATTAACGCTTCACGGGCGAAATAGTAGGTTGCACCGATCTGGCGTGACTTTAAGAGGTTGCGGATACGGTGTTTGATACCAGCGTCCCACCAGTGGCGCTGGTACTCGAACATGCCGGCGCGGAAAATCTCTTCCAGCTTTTCGATCTGTTCGTCGGTAAACAGGTTTTTTTCCGGCGGTTTGCGCGGGCCTTTATTGCGGTTGGCCACGTTGGGGTTCAGGTCTGCTTCATTCCCGCCATTGTTAAATTTACCGATCCTGGCCTGTCGTTCGGACTGACGCGCCAGCAGGTCAATTTCTTTAAAATCCTTTCCTTCCTTCTGCTCCTTCATGACGAGCTGGCAGTAACGTGCGGCGGTGGTGAGCTGCATCTGATCCAGTGGGCCATATTCTCCCCACTTATCGCGTTTTTTCCAGCTGTGAACGGTTGCAACTTTCTCGCCCAGCATTTCAGCAATGCGGGCTACGCGGTATCCCTGAAAGTACATCAGCATTGCCTGACGACGGGGATCGAGGTCTGCGGGGGTCAGTGTTGTCATGGCACAAACATACGGCCTCAAATCAGCACTTTCCCCGGTTTCGCATTGTGTGGGAGTTCGCACAAGCCCAACGCGTTGTTTACACGCGCCTATCACCGCAAACATAAGGCTCTGAACGTGTTACGAACTAACTAACCGGAGCCGGACCGATGGCAAAAAAATCTAAGCGTTTTCGTATTGGGGTCGAAGGGGCCACCACTGACGGGCGCGTTATTGAACGTGACTGGATCACCCAGATGGCGGCGAGCTATAACCCGCAGGTATACACCGCGCTGATCAATATGGAACACATCAAGGGTTTTACCCCTGATGGTCCTTTCCGTCGTTTTGGCATGGTGGAAAAACTGGAAGCGGAAGAAATCACCGAAGGGGCTTTGTCAGGGAAGATGGCGCTGTATGGCTGGATTGCCCCGACGGACGATCTGGTCACCATGACCGGTAACTGGCAGAAGCTTTTCACCTCAATGGAAGTTAACACCAGCTTTGCCGATACCGGCTCTGCTTATCTGGTTGGCCTGGCGGTTACTGACGATCCGGCAAGCCTCGGCACTGAAATGCTGCAGTTCAGCGCCAGCGCAGAACATAACCCCCTGGCGCGCCGCAAGCTGGACAAAGACAACCTGTTTACCGCTGCTCTTGAAACGCTGATCGAGTTTGAGGACGTGCCGGAAAAAACCAGCCTGTTTACCCGCGTGAAAGAGCTGCTGTCCCGCAAAGGCGCCGATGATAACGCCCGCTTTGCTGATGTGAATCAGGCTGTTGAAACCATCGCGCGTGAGCATCAGACACTGGCGGAGCAGGTCAGCACCCATCAGACCGATTTCAGTAACAAGCTGAGCGATATGCAAAAGGTTGTTGATGAGACAACCAGCGCACTCTCCACCCTGCGTGAGCAGCTTTCCACCCAGGACAGCCGCAGCGAACGCCGCCCTAATGCGACCGGCAATAACGGCGCAGAACAAACCACCGATTGCTGACGGAGCAAAAGCACAATGAAAAAAGAGACACGTTTTAAATTCAACGGCTATCTGACGCAGCTCGCCAAACTCAACGGCGTATCTGTGAGCGATATCGCCTCGAAATATACGGCTGAGCCGTCCGTTGCGCAGACGCTGGAAACGAAAATCCAGGAGTCTTCCTCGTTCCTGCAGAAAATCAACATTATCCCGGTTGATGAACAGTCCGGCGAGCGTCTGGGGCTGGGTATTGGTTCCAGTATTGCCGGAAATACTGATACCACTCAAAAAGACCGTGAACCCGTTGATCCGACTTACATCGACGGTGAAGGGTACAAGTGTACCCAGACTAACTCTGATACGGCGCTGCCTTATGCGAAGTTGGATTTATGGGCCAAATTCCAGAACTTCCAGACGCGCATCCGTGACGCCATCATTACCCGCCAGGCGCTTGACCGCATCATGATCGGATTCAACGGCGTGAAGCGTGAGAAAACGTCAGACCGCGCGACCTATCCACTGCTGCAGGATGTGAATATCGGCTGGCTGGAGAAAATCCGCCAGGAGAAACCCGTCCAGGTAATGGATAAGATCGTGTCCGAAGGCGAGGTGATTTCTCAGACTATCCGTGTTGGTAAAGGCGGTGATTTCCTGAATCTGGACGCGCTGGTAATGGGCGCCGTGAATGAGAAAATCGCGCCGTGGTATCAGGAAGATACGGAGCTTGTGGTTATCGTCGGGCGCCAGTTACTGGCAGATAAATATTTCCCGATCGTCAACCGTGACCAGCCAAACAGCGAAGCGCTGGCGGCAGATCTTATCGTCAGCCAGAAGCGTATCGGCAACCTCCCGGCCGTTCGCGCGCCGTTCTTCCCGGCGAATGCTATGCTGATCACCCGCCTGGATAACCTGTCTATTTACTGGCAATCAGGCTCCCGCCGCCGTTCGGTCATCGACAATCCGAAGCGTGACCGCGTGGAGAACTTCGAGTCCGTTAACGAGGCGTATGTTGTCGAAGATTACGACGGTGTTTGCCTGGTTGAGAACATCGAGCTGTTGCCCGTGCAGGCAGGTGGCAATGCCAGCCCAGCGCTGACAACTGAAACCATCCAGGAAATCGTCACGGCAGCGGTGAAAGGCGCGCTTGATGCGCAGGCAGCTGGCGGTGCTGGCGGTGCTGGCGCCGGAGCGTGATAAATGAATCCGTTCCGTGCTCACACTCAGTATGTACAGGCACAGGATGCCGCCCGGCAGGGCGGCAGTAATGCCAGCCTGACGGGCTACAACCAGATGCTGTTACAGCTGACAGAACACCGCAGGCGCCTTAAAACCGTCCAGTCAAATGAGCGCAAGGCTCAGCTCAAACGTGAGTTTCTTCCCGCTTATGCCTCATGGATTGCCGGTTTACTGGATGCTGACGCGTCAGGCCAGGACGACGTGGCGATGTACGTCATGATCTGGCGCATTGATGCCGGAGACTATACCGGCGCGCTGGACATTGCTCGCCATGCCATTAAACACGGCTGGGTCCTGCCGCAGCGATTCAACCGGACCTGCGGGACCGCTGTTGCGGAAGAGTTTGCCGACGCGGCAATGCGCGCTTTTTCTGCCGGTGAATCATTCAGTGCCGCCATTCTTACCCAGGTGCTCGATATCGTTGAAGGTCAGGATATGCCGGATCAGTCCCGCGCCCGACTTCATAAGGCGATGGGCTACGCGCTGCGGGATAACGATCAGGCAGTGGCGGCACTTAACCATCTGAAGCGTGCCCTGCAGCTGGATAACAGTTCTGGCGTCAAAACCGAAATCAACAAGCTTGAAAGCCGATTGCGACAGGCAATGTCGGCTTAACGAATCGTGCCAACGCGCGGGGCGGCACGGGGTGGCGACAGGCTTTATGCCGCGTCAAAACCCCGTCCACCGCCCAACTATTTGGGAGTGCCAGAAATATGCAATTCGTTTCGCCGGAACAGGCCGGGGAAAGTACCCAGGACGTTATTAAAAACACCAGTTTCTGGCCTGATGTCAGGGTTTCAGAGTTCCGCCGTGATATGCGCATGGATGGGAGTGTCACCGATCCGCGCCTGCGTCTGGCGTTGCTGACAGCGATTGCTGAAGTTAACGCCGATCTTTATGAGTTCCGCGAGAAACAACGGGCGCAGGGGTATGCGAGCCTGGCCGACGTCCCTGCTGATGTGATCGACGGCGAAAGCCAGCGGCTCATGCTGTATCGCCGTGCGGTGTTTTGCTGGGCAAAAGCAAATCTGGTTGAGCGCTATCGCGATTTTGACGCAACCGGCGACGGGAGCAAGAAAGCCGAAGATATCGAAACAACCTTAGGCGATCTGTGGCGCGATGTGCGCTGGGCGGAGTCCCGCCTGCGCGATTTGCCGCATATGACGGTGGAGCTGATTTGATGAAAGTGCGTGCGCATCAGTATGACACGGTGGACGCACTCTGCTGGCGCCATTACGGGCGCACGCAGGGAGTCACTGAACAGGTGCTGCAGGCGAATCCGGGGCTGGCTGAATATGGCCCCTTTTTACCGCACGGGCTGCAGGTGGAGCTGCCGGATATCACGGTGTCAACCACTGCGCAGACTGTCCAGTTATGGGACTGAACTATGACGCTAGAACGAATCAGCGCCTTTATCACTTACTGCGTTGCCCTGCTCCTGGCATGGCTCGGCGATTTGTCTCTTAAAGATGTATCGACCATTACCGGTCTTGCGCTGGGGATTATTACTGCAGCGGTGACCTGTTATTTACGCTGGAAAGCCTACCAGCTGCTGCGGGACGGCAGAATATCCAGGGGGGAATATGAGTCCTTCAATCGTTAAGCGTTGCCTGGTCGGCGCGGTGCTGGCGATTGCCGCCACGCTGCCGGGCTTTCAGTCGCTTCATACCTCCGTCGAGGGGCTGAAACTGATTGCTGATTTCGAAGGGTGCCGCCTGCAGCCATACCAGTGCAGCGCCGGGGTCTGGACTGACGGGATCGGCAATACGTCCGGGGTAGTGCCGGGCAAAACCATAACGGAGCGACAGGCCGCGCAGGGGCTGATTAATAACGTGTTGCTGACGGAAAAAAGGATTGAAGCCTGCCTGCAGGTTAAGCCACCTCAGCATGTTTACGATGCCCTGATCAGTATCGGCTTTAATGTCGGAACGGGGGCAATCTGCCGGTCAACAATGGTTTCTTACATCAATCGCCAGCAATGGTGGCAGGCGTGCAACCAGCTCCCACGCTGGATTTATGTAAATGGTCAACGGAATAAAGGGCTGGAAAACCGGCGCGCCCGTGAGCTTGCCTGGTGCCTTAAAGGGGCGGGGATATGACGCGCGCGCTGGCGGTGATCCTGGCTCTGGTGCTGGCGTTGCTGGGCTGGCAGTCATGGCGGCTCAACAATGCCGGTCACACCATCGCGACGCAGGCTGAGGCGCTTACAAATAACAAGCAGGAGCTGGCGAAGAAAAACAGCCATCTTATCAGCCTGTCCATTCTTACCGAAACCAACAGCCGGGCGCAGACGCAACTTTATGCTGCAGCGGAGGAGAATTCCGCGCTGTTGCGGAGTCGCCAGCGCCGGATCGAGGAGCTAAAACGTGAAAACAAGGATTTACGCCGCTGGGCTGACACTCCTTTGCCAGCTGACATTATCCGGCTGCGGGACCGCCCGGCCCTCGCCGGAGGTGCAGCTTACCGTGAGTGGTTGTCCAAAAGTGACGCAATGCCGCCTGGACAGGTCAGCGCCGCGCAGTAATGGGGATTTGAACCAGGTGCTGGATGAGACTGAGGCCGCCTGGGCGGTGTGTGCCGACAAAGTGGACACGATCATAGCGTGTCAGGAGCGAGACAGTGAACAAGCCGCAGTACTTACGCAACGCCCTGAATAAATCGGTGGCGTATGTCCGTGACAACCCGGACAAGCTGCACCTTTTTGTTGATAACGGTTCGCTAGTCGCAACCGGCGCCCGTTCAATGTCATGGGAATATCGCTATACCCTGAACGTGGTGATTGAAGACTTTAGCGGCAACCAGAATTTAGTGATGGCGCCCGTGCTGCTCTGGTTAATGACCAATCAACCGGACGCTATCAACAACCCGGAGCTGCGCGAAAAACTTTTTACCTTTGACGTCGATATCCTGAGCAACGATCTGTGTGATATCAGCCTCAATCTGCAGCTCACGGAGCGCGTGATTGTAAACACTGACGGCACCGTATCGAGCGTTGAAGCGGTGCCGGAACCCGACGTACCCGAAGAAATGTGGACGGTGAAACGTGGATGACCTGCAGAGGGTGGATGACTGGCTGGCGGCCCTGCTGGCGAATCTGGAACCGGCAGCCCGCAACCATATGATGCGACAACTGGCGCAGGAGCTGCGCCGGTCGCAACAGCAAAATATGAGGCAGCAGCGCAATCCAGACGGCACCGGCTTTGAGTCGCGCCGGGTGACGGCCAGAAGTAAAAAGGGGCGCATTAAGCGCCAGATGTTCGCCAAATTGCGCACCACTAAATACCTGAAAACCGCAGCCACTGCGGACTCTGCCAGCGTGCAGTTTGATGGGAAAGTCCAGCGCATCGCCCGTGTTCACCATTATGGTCTGCGTGATCGAGTCAGACGCAACGGCCCGGAGGCCCAGTACCCGGCACGCCGTCTTTTGGGTGTCAACGATGTGATAGAAGAATTAACACGGGATACTCTTCTACGCTGGATTATTAGGTTGTGAATTATATAAAGTAATTTGCTCAATTGCTTCGTCTATAGATATTTTAATGAATGCCCATTCATAAATATCGAAGAAGCAAACGTATATTCTACATTCTGGGAGGTGTTGAGTGATTCTATCTCGCATTGTTTTTAAATAATCATGCTTGTATGCATTTCTAAGGCCGATGTAAATTTCCTTAATGCTGGAGCTGCTTATGGGCTGTATTTCATTTCTATATCGTGAAATATTTCTTACCACCCTAACTTCTTCTTCGTATGACCAATAAGCAGGTTTGTAGAGAAAGGTTCTTTGTAGTGCTTCCAGAAAATCAGGATTGTAATGAAACTGCATTCCTTCAAAGAAATTGAGATTATCAGAGTTTATGTAAGGATTATGGGGTTTTGTTGATGCATAAATAACACTGCCATACTTTGCTGGGATGACATTCAAACCCTCATCATTTAATTCTGCTTCGTTGGCATCTATGCCAAAAACAACTCCTGCATGCGAGCCATTATCCTTATCAAGCAAAATGCTTTTTTTATCATCATAATTTGCACCCTTACCATAATGTGCCCACATCAGAGGATTTAATGGAGCGCGAGTCAAAGATAAAATTCCATATGATATGGAAGCGGAAAGAAATTTTAAAGTTTGTTCTTTATATTGTTCTTCCGATCCATAGTGTAAACCTGTTAATTCAAAAGGATCGTTTAGAGATGATGCTCTTGAAAATTTCAATGTTGAATTTTTTATAATTAAGTCTGCTGTTTCAGAGTCGACATATTTATATAGAATCATTTTCAAGCCTTAGATTAAATTGTTTCTATTAACTTCCATGGCCTTAGATGTTATCCCTTAATTGTAAGGGACACCATACAGTGCAAGCTAGTTTTGTGATTCCCCGAGGTAATGCAATCTCATCCTATGAACGCACAACTAACCGAAATCATGCGCCTTATCACCAACCTGATCCGCACCGGCACCGTAACCGAAGTGGACCGGGAAAACTGGCTGTGCCGGGTAAAAGTGGGCGAACTTGAAACCAACTGGATTAACTGGCTGACACTTCGCGCTGGCGGTGCACGTACATGGTGGTGCCCGTCGCCGGATGAGCAGGTGGTGGTGCTGAGTATGGGCGGCAATCTGGAAACCGCTTTTGCCTTACCTGCGATCTATTCCAACCAGTTCGCGCCGCCGTCGGACTCAGTGGACGGCTGCGTAACGGAATACCCGGACGGCGGCTGGTTTGAATATGAACCCGCGACCGGCCGCTGGCATGTGCGGGGTATCAAATCCATGGTGATCGAGGCGGCAGATAACATAACCCTGAAAACGGGGGAATTTGTGGTGGAAGCAAGCAACACGCGCATAAACAGCGAGGTGGTGATCAATGGTGGCGTCACCCAGGGCGGCGGTGCCATGAGTTCTAACGGGATCGTAGTCGATAAACACGGTCATACCGGCGTTAAGTCCGGCGGCGATACATCGGGAGGTCCTGTATGACGCTGTATATCGGTATGAATCAGGACAATGGCAAAGCCATTTCTGATGCGGACCATTTGCGGCAGTCGGTCAGGGATATTCTGCTGACTCCCCAGGGAAGCCGTATAGCCCGCCGGGAATATGGTTCCCTGCTGTCAGCATTGATTGACCAGCCCCAGAACCCGGCGCTGCGCCTGCAGATTATGGCGGCTGTTTACGTATCGCTGAGTCGCTGGGAGCCTCGGCTTATGCTGGATTCCATTACCATCAACAGCAGCTTTGACGGCTCCATGGTGGTTGAGCTAACCGGGAAGCGCAATAACGGCGCGCCTGTTTCTCTTTCGGTATCAACAGGAGCAGACAATGGCAGTCATTGACCTTTCCCAGCTCCCCGCGCCGCAAATCGTTGACGTGCCGGACTTTGAATCCCTGCTGGCTGAGCGTAAGGCCGCCTTTGTGGCCCTGTATCCGGCAGATGAACAGGACGCGGTGCGGCGCACGCTTGAGCTGGAATCTGAACCCATCACCAAACAACTGCAGGAAAACACGTACCGGGAAACTCTGCTGCGCCAGCGTATCAACGAGGCGGCGCAGGCGGTCATGGTGGCTTATGCCATGGGCGGCGATCTCGATCAGATGGCGGCCAACTACAACGTGAAGCGGCTGACGGTTACACCTGCCGATAACGACGCGGTGCCGCCGGTCGCAGCGGTAATGGAAAGTGACGAGGCGTTGCGCCTGCGTGTTCCTGCCGCATTTGAGGGGCTATCCGTTGCGGGACCAACGGCGGCTTATGAGTTTCACGCTAAAAGCACGGACGGGCGAGTCGCTGACGCCAGCGCAACCAGCCCGGCACCGGCGGAGGTGGTGCTTACCGTACTGAGCCGTGAGGGCGACGGAACAGCGGCGGCGGACCTGCTGGCGGTGGTTGAACAGGCACTTAACAGTGAGAACGTGCGGCCGGTTGCTGACCGTCTGACGGTGCGCAGCGCTGAAATTATTCCGTACAGCGTGGATGCAACGATCTTTCTTTACCCGGGGCCAGAAGCTGAGCCGGTGATGGAGGCGGCAAAGGCCAGCCTGCAGAAATATATCGCCAGCCAGACGAGGCTGGGGCGCGATATTCGCCGCAGTGCTATTTATGCCGCGCTGCATGTTGAAGGTGTGCAGCGTGTTGAGCTGGCCTCGCCGCTCGCTGATGTGGTGCTGGATAAGATGCAGGCCGCTTCATGTACGGAATGGAGCGTAACCAACGGGGGAACGGATGAATAGTCTGCTTCCTCCTGGTTCATCGCCGCTTGAGCGCCGCCTGGCTCAGACCTGCAGCGGAATTTCCGATCTGCAGGTGCCGCTGCGCGATTTATGGAACCCGGCAACATGCCCGGTCAAGTTTCTGCCTTATCTGGCGTGGGCCTTTTCGGTTGATCGCTGGGACGAAGGATGGGCGGAGAGCGTGAAGCGCCGCGTGGTGCAAGATGCGTTCTATATCCATCAGCACAAGGGCACAACCAGCGCTGTGCGGCGTGTGGTGGAGCCGTTCGGCTTTCTGATCCGCATCATTGAATGGTGGCAGACCGGCGAGGCGCCGGGCACGTTTCGCCTGGATATTGGGGTGCAGGACCAGGGCATAACAGAGGAAACCTATCTGGAGCTGGAGCGCCTCATCGGTGACGCCAAACCCTGTAGCAGGCATCTGATCGGCATGTCCATAAATCTGCAGACGAGCGGGCCATGTTTTGTGGGGGCGGTCACCTATAGCGGCGAAGAAATCACGATTTACCCGTATATCAACGAAACCATCATTTCCGGTGGTTCTGCCTACGAGGGCGGCGCCATCCATGTTATTGACACAATGAGAGTGAATCCATGAGCGCAAAATTTTATACCCTGCTGACGGATATCGGCGCGGCGAAACTGGCAAATGCCGCCGCGCTCGGTGTTCCGTTGAAAATTACACAGATGGCGGTGGGGGATGGCGGCGGCGTGCTGCCAACGCCAAACGCACAACAGACAAAGCTGGTCGGTGAAAAACGCCGTGCCGCTCTGAATATGCTGTATATCGATCCGCAGAACAGCAGCCAGGTGATCGCTGAGCAGGTGATACCCGAAACTGAGGGCGGTTGGTGGATTCGTGAGGTTGGTCTGTTTGATGAAACCGGCGCGCTGATTGCTGTCGGTAACTGCCCGGAGAGCTACAAGCCGCAGCTGGCAGAGGGCAGCGGCCGCACGCAGACAGTGCGCATGGTTTTAATTACCAGCAGCACGGACAATATCACCCTGAAGATTGATCCATCGGTAGTGCTTGCAACCCGTCAATACGTCGATCAGGTTGCAACAGGAATGCTTAAAAAAGCCGAAAATGGTGCTGATATTCCTGATAAGCAGAAGTTCTTACAGAATACCGGACTTTTCAATATTGTTAATCCAACAAGCCCAAACCAGACCTTACTCTATACACCGGACATGAAAAAATGCCTGGTCATCCGTGAGGACGGTTCATGGGGGGCTAGGGTAGTCAATAACGGTCAGGTGATAGCGCTGCCTGTGAGTGCAGGTGGAACCGGGGCAGCAACCGAAGAGGATGCCCGAAAAAATCTTGGTATTGATTTTCTGCTTGAAGGTAAGCAGCCGCTGAACAATGTGCTGACAGCCTTTGCCGGGCTGACGATGCAACAGAACACCTTCCCTTATTTCACTGGAGATAAACAGGTGGCAGTGACCGCGATCAGTGAGTTTATGCGCGTGATGCTGGGGAAAGTAGATGCAGCCAGTATTGCGGCTTATCTGGGGATGGGAAGTGGTGCACCGGTCATTGGCTCTCCTTTTGCATGGCCTTTGGCGCAGATGCCGAGTGACGTATTTGACGACATGAAAAACATGGTTTTTTTGAAAGTGAATGGCGCGCCATTTGATAAGAATAAATACAGCAAGTTAGGTGTGACATACCCGTCTGGCGTGTTGCCGGATATGCGCGGCGAGTTCATACGGGGTTATGACGACGGACGCGGGGTTAACCCTTCTCAGAATTTGCTCGGTTGGGCTGCCGATGAGTTCAAAACACACAAGCATCCCTTCTTGGGGTCAGGCGGTGCAGCCGGGAATAATACCGTTTTTGGTGTCGAAACAGGCATCAGGGGAATTTATACCAATGGCATAAACCAGCCTGATGGCTCAGTAGCGCCTGCATTTCAGGATCCAGGTGGAACAGAAACTCGCCCACGTAGCGTGGCATTCAATTTTATTGTGAGGGCGGCGTAATGGCTAAAGCGACACTAAATAAAAACGGTATTGCCACAAAAGCCGGTGATATCACGGTTTATAACTATGACAGTTGTACGGGAGAATATCTGTCTGAGTCAGTCGAATACCTCTCTGTTGGGGTTGGTATCCCTGCCGACTCATGCACAGATGCGCCCCCAGTGAAAAAATGCGGTTTTACTGTTTGCCGTAATGTGGGCAGTAATATCTGGGAATATATCGAAGACCACCGGGGGGAGCTAGCCTATGAAACGGCGACAGGCAAGCCGATCGTCATTTCTGTGCCGGGAGCGTATGACGACAGTATAACGCTCGTAGCACCTTCAACACCTTATGATAACTGGAACGGTAGCGAGTGGGTAACAGATGAGAAGATGCAAAAAAATGCTCAGGTGAAGGCTGCAGAGCAGAAAAAAAACGCACTGCTGGCTGTTGCTCAGAGTACCATCAGCCTGTGGCAGACTGAGCTACAACTCGATCTCATCAGTGATGAGAACAAAGTTAAACTGAAATTATGGATGCATTATATTCGCGACTTGCAGGCCATAAAAACATCTGAGGCGCCTGATGTTTTTTGGCCTGAAGAACCTGAGTTAGCTTAGCTCTAAAGATGAATTCGGCTTACGTCGCCAGTTCAGGATGAAAGATTTAATGGTCTTATTATCTTCAACGAAATGATAGCAAGCCGAAGCCATCACTAAATTAATGAAGGCCAAAAATGTCCAGATAAACCATGTAGGGAATGATGCAAAGGTGTCATGATATTTGGTTATGTAAATCATTATGGGTAATTGCATCAGGTAAAATGAGTAACTTATTTTTCCTAAATATATCAATGGTAAAGTAAGAGCGTTTTTATTAATTGCCGCGGCTGCGAGGTAATAAACAACAAAACATGTTGCTGGTAATGTAATGTAGTTGTTTTGCATCCAGCCATTATTGTTGGTTGGAGAAATGAAAAATAGAGAAGCTATAGCAAGAATAAACAGAGTGTTGTTAAGTTTGGTAATGCGAAAGCCGCGAGAGAAGATACAACCAATGGCTACTCCTGCGACAAATTCGGGCAGACGATGAATAGGGCTGACATAATAACGAGGAAAAGCAGCGCTATTAGTTAGTATCATAGATGTTGGTATGATTATTGATGATATCAATACTGCAATACCTAATGCGACAACCGGTCTTTTTTTAATCACTGGCAACAGGAGTGGGAAAACAAAGTAAAAAAACATTTCGGTTGAAACGGACCAGGAACCGCCGAAGTTCCATTGGCTAAAACTATCCGGAAACCATGACTGTGCAGTAGTTAAAAACAATAAAATATATGTTGAGATTTGCGTTGTGTTGTACTCAAAAAGGAAAGGGGCTGTAATTAATCCCATGATCAGATAAGCGGGGAATATTCTGGCAATTCGGGAACGATAGTAATTATCCTTCATGCCATTTCTTGATGCCCATGCCATGACAAAACCAGAAAGAACAAAGAAGAAAGACATCCCGATAGCACCATTATTGATAATAGACTGCAGCCAGTCAGAGACATCAGCCTTATATCTGAGATTACAGTGGAATAAAAATACATAGAAAGCAGCAACAAAGCGGAATATCGTTAATCCGTGAAGGTCATTTCTGATGTTCATAGTCATATTCAGGTTAAATTTTTTCTGATGCTAACACAGCATGGGATGGCGATGCCCATCGTTTTCTTCATTCTAAGCCAAAATGCAAATTCATACTCCCTGAATTGTACCATCTCTCACACACATCCTGCCGCGTGCGCCGCACGCCTATCAACCAGAACATATGCACACCCCCTGTAAACCGGAGAGACTGACTTATGGCTCAGGATTATCACCACGGTGTGCGCGTCGTTGAGGTCAACGATGGCACCCGCCCCATTTCAACAGTAAGCACGGCAATTGTCGGTATGGTCTGTACAGGCGATGATGCAGATGCGTCCGTGTTCCCTCTTAATAAGCCGGTCCTGCTTACCGACGTGCTGACCGCCAGCGGTAAAGCAGGCGAGTCCGGCACGCTGGCCCGCTCGCTGGATGCAATTGCCGACCAGGCTAAACCCGTGACCGTCGTTGTGCGCGTTGCGCAGGGTGAAACCGAAGCGGAAACAACCTCCAACATTATCGGCGGCGTGACAGCTGACGGTAAAAAAACGGGCATGAAAGCGTTGTTATCTGCGCAGTCACAGCTCGGCGTTAAGCCGCGCATTCTTGGCGTGCCGGGGCACGACACGCAGGCTGTTGCCACTGAGCTGCTGAGCGTGGCGCAGAGTCTGCGCGGGTTCGCCTATCTGTCAGCCTACGGCTGCAAAACGGTAGAGGAGGCCATTGCCTACCGCGCTAATTTTAGCCAGCGCGAGGGGATGCTGATCTGGCCTGATTTCATCAGTTTTGACACCGTGCTGAATGCTGACGCAACGGCTTACGCCTCAGCCCGTGCGCTTGGCCTGCGTGCCAAAATTGACGAACAGACCGGTTGGCACAAATCCCTGTCCAACGTGGGCGTGAACGGCGTCACCGGCATTTCTGCTGATGTGTTCTGGGATTTGCAGGACCCGGCAACCGATGCGGGGCTGCTGAACCAGAACGATGTCACCACGCTGATCCGCAAAGACGGTTTCCGCTTCTGGGGTTCCCGCTGCCTCAGTGACGATCCTCTGTTTGCCTTTGAAAACTACACCCGCACCGCGCAGGTACTGGCTGACACCATCGCAGAAGCGCACATGTGGGCGGTGGATGGCGTGCTTAACCCGTCGCTGGCCCGCGACATTATCGAAGGTATTCGCGCCAAACTGCGCAACCTGAAAACGCAGGGCTATATCATCGGCGCCGACTGCTGGCTGGATGAGTCCGTAAACGATAAAGATTCCCTGAAAGCCGGGAAACTCACTATCGATTACGACTATACGCCGGTACCGCCTCTGGAAAACTTGATGCTGCGCCAGCGCATCACCGATCAGTATCTGCTGGATTTCTCCAGCCAGGTCAGCGCGTAAGGGGACAATATGGCTTTACCACGCAAGTTAAAACACCTGAACCTGTTTAACGACGGGAACAACTATCAGGGGATCGTTGAGTCTCTGACCCTGCCTAAATTCGGCCGCAAGTTTGAAAAGTATCGCGGCGGCGGTATGCCCGGTTCGGCTGATGTTGATCTGGGGCTGGATGATGGCGCGCTGGACACGGAATTTTCAATCGGTGGCACCGAACTGTTGTTATTCAAACAGATGGGTAAAGCCACCGTTGACGGTATCCAGCTGCGTTTCACCGGCTCCATTCAGCGTGACGATACCGGCGAAGTGCAGGCCGTTGAGCTGGTTGTGCGCGGGCGACATAAAGAAGTCGATTCCGGCGAATGGAAAACCGGGGAGAGCAATACCACAAAAGTCAGCAGCACCAACAGCTACGCGAAGCTGACCATTAACGGCGAGGTGCTCTATGAGGTTGATGTGATCAACATGATTGAAATCGTTGATGGTGTGGACCTGATGGAAGAACACCGCAACGCCCTGGGCCTCTGATCTACTTTAAAGGCGCGGGCAGCCGCGCCAGTATCTTATTAACAGGAAATGACAATGAGCGAACAACAGACTGAAAAAACCGTACAGCTGGACACCCCAATCAAACGCGGTAAAACCGAAATTGCCGAAATTGTGCTGCGCAAGCCGCAGTCCGGCGCGCTGCGTGGCACCCGTCTGCAGGCGATCATGGATATGGACGTCGGCGCGATGATGACGATTATTCCCCGCATCTCCACGCCCGCGCTGACCGCTCAGGAAATGGCTGAAATGGACCCAGCCGATCTCACCGCGCTGTCGGTTGAGGTGGTCACTTTTTTGTTGAAGAAATCGGTGCTTGCCGGTTTGCCGACAGCCTGACGGTAGAAGACCTGGTGGCTGATATCGCCACCATTTTTCACTGGCCGCCGTCCGTCACTGACGTTATGCCGCTGACCGAAGTGCTGGAGTGGCGGCATAAAGCGATACAGAGAAGCGGGGCCAGCGATGAGTGACACTAACCTGCGTTTGCAGGTAATTCTAAATGCGGTTGATAAGCTCACCCGCCCATTCCGATCAGCGCAGGCCAGTTCTAAAGAGCTGGCTACCGCCATTCAGCAAAGCCGCGCAAGATTAAAAGAACTGGACGCCCAGGCGGGCCGTATTGACGGTTTCCGCAAGGCAAGCGCGCAGCTGGCCGTCACCGGCAACAGTCTTAAAGCCGCACGCGAAGAAGCGGCGAAGCTTGCCACGCAGTTCTCGGCCACTAATCGCCCGACGGCGGCGCAGGCGCGTCTGCTGGAGCAGGCAAAAAACCGCGTTAACGAGCTGCAAAGCAAATACAACGGCCTGCGTCAGTCGGTGCAGCGTCAGCGTCTTGCGCTCAATGAGGCCGGGCTGGACACCAAAAAGCTGAGCAGTGCGCAGCGGGAGCTGCGGCAGAATGCCGACGAAACCCGGCAGGCGCTGGACCGACAGCAGAAATCCCTTAAACGCCTGGGCGAGCAGCAAGCCCGAATGAACGCTGTCCGCGATCAGTATTCGCGGCGTCTTGAGGTGCGGGATCGTATCGCGGGCGCGGGAGCAACGACGACTGCCGCCGGGCTGGCGATGGGCGCGCCGGTGATGGCAGCTGTTAAAAGCTATGCCAGCATGGAAGATGCGATGAAAGGCGTTGCAAAGCAGGTTAATGGGCTGCGGGACGACAACGGCAACCGCACAAAACAGTTTTACGACATGCAGGATGCCATTAAGGCCGCCAGTGAACAGCTGCCGATGGAGAATGGCGCTATTGACTATGCCGCGCTGGTTGAAGGTGGCGCCCGCATGGGCGTGACAAACCAGAACGATTCTTACGAAGACCAGAAGCGTGACCTGCTGGCCTTTGCATCCACTGCAGCAAAGGCCGCAACGGCATTCGAGCTGCCCGCTGATGAGCTGGCGGAAGGGCTGGGGAAAATCGCGCAGCTGTATAAAGTGCCGACCCGCAATATTGAACAGCTTGGCGATGCCCTGAACTACCTGGACGATAACGCCATGTCTAAGGGCAGTGATATTATCAATGTGCTGCAGCGCATGGGCGGCGTGGCTGACCGGCTTGATTTTCGAAAGGCGGCCGCGCTGGGTTCCACCTTCCTGTCTCTGGGCGCCGCGCCTGAAATTGCCGCCAGCGCATCAAATGCGATGGTGCGCGAACTGTCGATTGCAACCATGCAGAGCAAGCGGTTCATGGAAGGTATGGATCTGCTGAAACTCAATCCTGAAGAGATTGAAAAGCAGATGACAAAGGACGCAATGGGGACCATTCAGCGCGTGCTGGAGAAGGTCAACAAGCTGCCGCAGGATAAACGCCTGTCCGCCATGACGATGATATTTGGCAAGGAGTTTGGCGACGATGCGGCGAAGCTTGCAAACAACCTGCCGGAGCTGCAGCGACAGCTGAAACTCACCTCAGGCACTGAGGCTAACGGCTCCATGCAGAAAGAATCCGATATCAATAAGGATTCACTTTCCGCGCAGTGGTTGCTTGTGAAAATTGGCGCGCAGAACGCTTTCAGTAGCCTGGGTGAAACCCTGCGCCAGCCGCTGATGGATATCATGGGGTACGTCAAAAACGTTACCGGGGCACTGCGTCGATGGGTTGAGGCTAACCCGCAGCTGGCGGGCTCGCTGATGAAAGTGGCCGCAGCCACAGCTGCGATCACCGTTGTGCTCGGCACGCTGGCGGTGGCCGTGGCTGCCGTGCTGGGGCCGCTGGCGGTGATCCGTTTTGGCCTGTCCGTGCTGGGTGTAAAAACACTCCCCTCCGTTATGTCTGCAGTGACCCGCACCGGCGGCGCGCTGTCCTGGCTGGCAAATGCGCCGCTTTCCCTGTTGCGCCGTGGCCTGGCGGCATCCGGCAGCAGCGCCGGATTGCTGGCGTCTCCCCTTAACTCCCTGCGCCGTTCTGCCGGGCTGGCTGGCAATGCGCTGAAAGCGCTGGCTGGTGCGCCGCTTGCTGTCCTTCGCGGCGGAATGTCTGGTATTCGCAACATTATCGGCATGGTAATGAATCCGCTGGCCGCGTTGCGCGGGGGATTATCCGCAGCCGGTGGCGTGCTGCGTTTTCTGGCGTCCGGCCCGCTGGCCCTCCTTCGCGTTGCGCTGTACGGGATTTCTGGATTGCTGGGCGCCCTGCTTAGTCCGATAGGGCTCGTTGTGGCGGCGCTGGCTGGCGTGGCGCTGGTTGTCTGGAAATACTGGCAGCCGATAAGCGCATTTTTAGGCGGAGTGGTTGAAGGGTTCAAAGCTGCAGCTGCGCCTATCAGTGCGGCGTTTGAGCCACTGCAGCCTGTTTTCCAGTGGATAGGTGACAAGGTCCAGGCATTGTGGGGCTGGTTTACTGATCTGCTGACGCCGGTTAAATCCACCTCTGCAGAACTGCAAAGCGCGGCGTCAATGGGGCGACAGTTCGGGGAAGCGCTGGCGGCAGGGCTGAACATGGTCATGCACCCGCTGGATTCGCTTAAATCGGGCGTGTCCTGGTTGCTTGAAAAACTTGGCATTGTCAGCAAGGAGGCTGCTAAAGCGAAGCTTCCTGAGCAGGTCACGCGGCAGCAACCAGCCACGGTAAGCACAGACGGTAAAGTCGTGCTGCCGCCTGGCGGATTCCCGCCGATGGGTTTTGCTGGCATGTACGACAGCGGCGGTACCATTCCGCGCGGTCAGTTCGGCATCGTGGGTGAGAATGGCCCTGAGATTGTGAACGGCCCGGCAAATGTCACCAGCAGGCGGCGTACTGCTGCGCTGGCTTCCGTTGTTGCGGGCGTCATGGGTGTGGCAGCGGCTCCTGCTGAAGCCTCGCCGCTGCATCCATATAGCCTGCCAGCGATAGAGTACAAACAAAGCCAGTCAGCTAAATCCGTCAGTGCGCCGCAGGCAATTCGTTATGAAATTAACGCGCCTATTCATATCACCGCCCAGCCGGGGCAGAGCGCGCAGGATATTGCCCGCGAAGTGGCGCGGCAGCTTGATGAGCGTGAGCGCAGGGCCAGGGCAAAAGCGCGCAGTAATTTCAGTGATCGAGGGGGATATGAATCATGATGATGGTGCTGGGGTTATACGTATTCATGCTGCGCACCGTGCCCTATCAGGAGCTGCAGTATCAGCGCAGCTGGCGGCACGCAGCCAACAGCCGGGTTAACCGGCGCCCGTCAACGCAGTTTCTTGGGCCGGATAACGATTCCTTGACGCTGTCCGGCGTCCTGCTGCCGGAGATTACCGGCGGCAGGCTGTCTTTGCTGGCGCTGGAGCAGATGGCGGAGCTAGGGAAAGCCTGGCCTCTGATTGAGGGGAGCGGGACGATTTACGGAATGTTTGTGATCGAGAGTCTGAGCCAGACAAAAACAGAATTTTTTGAGAGCGGTATGCCCCGGCGCATCGAGTTTTCGCTGAGCCTCAAACGGGTGGATGAATTGCTGTCTGATATGTTTGGCAGCCTCAGCGATCAGCTCAGTAATTTGCAGGACTCCGCCACCTCTGCGATAAGTGATATGAAAAATACGGTTGGAGGGTTGTTGCAGTGAATTTCAGCTCTGATCTTCTGAACCTGAACAGCAAAACTCCCGGTTTCAGCATCATTATTGAAGGTAAAGATGTGACTACCGTGCTGGATGCGCGCCTGATGAGTCTGAGGCTTACGGATAACAGGGGTTTTGAAGCTGACCAGCTTGATCTGGAACTGGACGACTCTGACGGGCAAATAGTTCTGCCTCGTCGCGGGGCCATTATTCAGTTTGCGCTGGGGTGGAAAGGTCAGCCGCTTTTTCCGAAAGGGGGCTTCACTGTCGATGAGATTGAGCACAGCGGCGCGCCTGACCGTCTCACAATTCGCTCACGTAGTGCAGATTTCCGTGAAACCCTGAATATGCGGCGTGAAAAGTCCTGGCACCAGACAACGGTGGGCGAAATCGTGAAGGAAATCGCGGGCAGGCATAAATTAAAGATGGCGCTGGGGCAGGACCTGTTGGACAAACCTGTCGATCATCTTGACCAGACTAATGAAAGCGACGCCAGCTTTTTGATGAAGCTGGCGCGGCAGTATGGGGCGATAGCCTCAGTTAAGGACGGCAATCTGTTGTTCATCCGCCAGGGGCAGGGCAGAACGGCAAGCGGTAAGCCGCTGCCGGTTATCACCATAACCCGCCAGGCCGGTGACGGTCATCGTTTTACCCTGGCTGATCGTGATGCCTATACGGGGGTAATTGCCAGCTGGCTCCATACCCGCGAGCCAAAGAAAAAAGAGACGGCAAAGGTTAAGCGCCGTCGAAAGAAAACCACCGCGGCAAAGGAGCCGGAAGCAAAACAGGGAGATTACCTGGTTGGAACGGATGAAAATGTGCTGGTACTCAACAGAACTTATGCAAACCGCAGCAATGCGGAGCGAGCGGCAAAGATGCAGTGGGAGCGCCTGCAGCGCGGGGTTGCAAGCTTCTCTCTGCAGCTCGCAGAGGGAAGGGCTGATCTGTATACCGAAATGCCGGTGAAGGTGAGCGGCTTTAAACAGCCCATTGATGATGCCGAATGGACCATTACCACGCTGACGCATAGTGTCAGTGCAGATAATGGTTTCACTACGACTCTGGAGCTTGAAGTTAAGATTGGTGATCTCGAAATGGAGTAACTGGTTCTCAAAATTGAATAATGATGTATCATTATTGTGATTTTGGCAAAAGTGGTGGGATAACCGGAATGATGAATTGTCCAGAGTGCGGCCAGGCAGCCCATACAAGAAGCAGTTTTCAGGTATCAGCAACAACCAAAGAACGTTACAACCAGTGCCAAAATATCAACTGCGGTTGTACTTTTGTCACGCATGAAACATTTGTTAGGCATATCATTAAGCCTAATGTGATTTCTTCTGCGCCCCCACATCCGGGAAAAGATGGGCAAGGGCACATGAATTTTTAAAAAGAACCCGCTTTCAAAGCGGGTTTTTTGTCGCCAGTCCAAAAGCCTGTCGCCATTTTGCCGCCATTGGAATAGAAAAAGGGGCTACGTTTTCACGTAACCCCTTGTTTTATTTGGTGGAGCTGGCGGGAGTTGAACCCGCGTCCGAAATTCCTACATCCTCGGTACTACATGCTTAGTCTGTCTTTACATTCACCTGCCAGCTGCGAACAGACACGCCACTGACAAACTAGCCTGATTAGTTTTAACGCTTCAACCCCAGGCAGGGCATCCACGCGATCTCTTTTGGGTTTGACCTCTCTTAATCCCCGTCCTAAGAGCGGAGGCTAGGGAGAGAGGGCTCTT